ATAAATGGATTTAAGAACTTAGTTTGGGAAGATCCTAAGATAGAAAAGTTAGCTACAGATAGAGCATTAATTTGTTCAGACTGTCCAAGCAATATTGATAGCAGATGTAAAGAATGTGGTTGTTTCTTAATAGCCAAGGTTAGATCTGAATATTCTAAATGTCCTTTGTCAAAGTGGTAGTAGAACTAGTTTGCATATCTCAATATCCTTTACCTGAAAATGCTAAATCTATTAGCAAGTATGTACCTATGAGGGTATTTCAGAAAAGGTTATTTGTATTAGAAAATATGCAGATTGAAGAACATGTTAATGGTAAGGGTAAGGTTATAAATAAATACACTACTTGTAAATATGATAGTGAATACTATAAACTTAATATACCTTACAAAAAGCTTAAAGAAGAATACTTTACACAACTAGTAATTAAAGGATACGGTAATGCATAAAGAAATAATAATACCTATATATGATTGCCTAGTTAGTATTCAAGTTACTCTTACAATGGATGAAGCAGTAAAGCATCTTACTGATACTTATGGTATTATAGAAGATGAAGATCTATCTAATATGGGAGGGTTTTGTAATTCAGATAATTCACCTTTAATTGATAGACAGATCTATTACTTAGTTGTAGGATATACATTAGATAAGAAAGAATACTGGGCTACCATTGCTCATGAAACAATGCATTTGATACAGGAAGTATTAGAATCTAGAGATATATATTATCAAAGAAAACAACCTAATGAACCATATGCTTATATGTATGGTTACTTTATATCAGAGAACTTTGAGTTCTTTGAACAAGCATATTCTAAATTTAAAAGATTAAAAGTTAAAAAATGATTCGTATAATAGATTTAGTTGATAGTAAGATTATTGTAGCTCCAGAGTGTTTAGTTATAGAACCATTCAAATCTATTTGGGAGAAAGATAAATCTAAAGATAAGACACATGCATTTAATATGATTAAATACACGTGGTATTATGCTTCATATAAATCACCTTTCTTTCAACATAGTAATACAGATAGATCTAAGTTAATCTTAAGTCACATCATTAAAGATGATAAGTTTAAGTTAACTAAGGAACTAGAAGAGTGTATCAAGATGTATGAAACAGTTAATACAACTCCGGCAATGAAGTTGTTTAGATCAGTTCAAGAATCTATTAATAAGATGGAGGACTTCTTTAAAACTGTAGAGTACAATGAGGACAATATTAAAAAGATAACAGATAGTATTATTGCAATGCCTAAAGTGCAAGAAGCTATTCAAGCGGCATTAAATAACTGTAGCAAAGAAAACGGTAGCAGTGATACAGTTAGAGGTTCAGCTACATTGGGGATTTTTGAAGATAAATAATTATGACAAAAGAACTTATAAAAGAAGGTGATATATTTAATCAATTAACAGCTTTAAAATATATTAAAACAGTTATTAGATCTTATAAATCTTCTACAAATAAAAAAGGAATAGTTTATCAAAATCAATATATTTGGAGTTTTAAATGTGTTTGTGGAAATATAATAGAAGCAAAAGTTAATAATATTAAACCAGGAAAAAGAAAATCTTGTGGTTGTGAAAAAATTAAAAATAATAAAATAGCAGGAATATTAAGAAGGCGACCAGAAACAGAAGGTCCAAGAGATGATTTATATTGTAGATATAGATATAACGCTAAAATCAGAAATAAAAGTTTTGAATTAAATAAAGAATACTTTAATAAAATTACTAAACAAAATTGTCATTATTGTGGAATAGAACCTTTTGCAATAGTTAAAGGACGTACTAGAAACGATAATTATATTTATACAGGTATTGATAGAATTGATTCAAAATTAGGATACACTATTGAAAATACAGTACCTTGTTGTAAATTTTGTAACATGGCTAAACAAAATTATCCTGTTGAAGAATTATTAAAATGGATAGATAAAATAAAAAATAATTATGAAGAACGATAATCAGTATATAGCTTGTGTAGACTTGTTTAAAAAGACTAAAGAATTTTCTTACTTAGCAGAACAATATAATAAAACAGGAATGTATACTAGTGCAATTCCAGGTACTATGGAGTACTTAGATTTCTGGCAAGGTGTTAGAGATATTTGTTTAGAAGGATTTACTAATTCATGTGGTCAAACTATTACAGGTCAACATTTCTTTTACTTAAACTTTTGTCCAATATTAGGTCTTAATGAAAAGACTGGAAAGAAATCTAAAATCTTTCCTAGGTTTATAGACTTAGATTATGAGTTTTTCCATATGGTAGAATATTGTAGACTAAATCAAAAATCTTTAGTTGCAGTAAAAGGGCGACGTCAAGGTTGGTCTTATAAAGCTGCAGCAATATGTACACATGAGTTCTATTTCTACCCAGATAGTAAAGCTGTAATTGGAGCATTCTTTAGTTCATTTAGTCAGAATACTATGAATATGGTAGTTGACAATTCTAACTTTATTAATACTAATACAGAGTTTAGAAAACAGCGTAATCCTGACTTAAAAGACTTTATTAAAGCTAGATATCAAGCAACAGTTGGTGGTGTTAAAGTTTGGAAAGGATTTAACTCAGAAGTTAAAGCAATATCATTTAAAGATAATCCTACAGCTGCAGTTGGTTTAAGTGCGTCTTGGTTAATCTTAGATGAAGCAGGTGTATTTAATAACATTGTAGATTCTTATGGATATACAGAACCATTAATTAAAGATGGTAGTACTTATACTGGAGTAGCCTTAGTATTTGGTTCTTCAGGAGATATGGATTCAGGTAGTAAGTATTTCTATGAGATGTTTACCAATCCTAATAAGTATAACATGCTATCATTTGAAGATCCATTTAATCTTAACAGTTCAATAGGATTCTTTAGTTCTGCTAGTAAAGGTAGATTAGGTTTATGTCTTAATCCAGAATCTAAATGGTATAAACAACCTATGGTTGACTTAGATGGTAATTCTAATCATGAAGCTGCAGAACACGATATTGAATGGTTAAGAAATAGTGCTAAAACAGGATTAGATCCTAAAGCAATTCATAATATAACTACACAGTTTCCATTAAGTTGGAAAGAAGCATTCTTAAGAAATAAGGGTAATGTATTTGGATCACCAGAAATGTTAGAATGGTTAGGTCATTTAGAAAATACACCTAGTCTTAGAGGACAAGCTCAGAAAGGTGAATTATACTTTGACAAAGGAGAAGTTAAATGGAGATTAAATAGTGATTTAATTTATATAACAGACTTTCCATTAAGAAAAGATCCTAAAGCAGGAGAAAACTTTACAACAGATAGTTGTGCTGCTATATGGGAACATCCTGAAAAGCAAGAAAATGGAGAAATACCTAACTATTTGTACATAGCTGGATGTGACCCTTATGATCAAGATAAGTCAGAGTCTGGTTCATTAGGATCATTCTTTGTTTATAAAAGATTCTATAGAGCAGACAGAACTCATGATATTATTGTAGCAGAATATACTTCTAGACCTGATACAGCAGAACAATTCTATGAAAACTGTAGAAAACTATGTATGTATTATAATGCTAAAGTACTGTACGAGAACCAGTTAAAAGGTTTAAAGGTATACTTTGAACAAAAGAATGCTTTACAATATATGTGTGAACAACCAGGTATTATTAGAGATATGGTAAAAGATTCTAGAGTACAACGTGGTTATGGGATACATATGAATAGAGGTAGTAATGGATCTAGTGGAATCAAAGATCAATGTGAACTATACTTAAAGAAATGGTTATATGAAGAAGTTGATGGTGAAACAGAAGGAACCAAAGTAGTAAGATTCCAAACAATTAAATCAATACCATTATTAAAAGAATTAATAGCTTATGATAGAGATATTAACACAGATAGAGTTATTGCAGTTATGCTATGCGTATTACAAACATACGAATTACACAGAATTCATGTGGAAGAGCTATTAGATATGAAATCTACAACAGGTGATTTCCTTGAAAGAATCTACAAGAAAAACCGTATATTTAAAGGAGCGAACTCTCAATTTAACCCAAGCAGAAACTAATGAGCCAAGATATATATGCCAATTTAGGTGGTCAGAATTTACCTC